GAGCTGCCTTTCTAAAGAACCGTCAATCGCATATCAGGGATTGCCCTTATCCTCCCGAGGAAAATTGGGAAAAATGGGCCGATTGGGTGTGTGGGCACGGTGAGGCAGAGACAGAGGTTTGGGAAGTGGAAACATCTTCTCAACCAGTTCGCATGATGACGCGGTAACTAGCCAAGGCCGTCCTCCCCGCAAGGGTGTAGAGTAATCCGAGTGTTTGGCGCTCGGCATGCGAAACAAAACAGAACCCCCGCCGCCTATCCTTGGAAGCGCACCGTTGGGGTCATTAATCGGCAATGCGAGAATGGTCCCGGCTTCGGGTGCGAACGTCCTGCTTTTAAGGATTTCCATCAGGGTACTGGGTAACCCGCAGTTTCCGGCGCACGAAATATGGCGTTATCGCGGCTTAACACCTTCGCATTGCTGATGCCCTTTCACCAGCCCCGCCCGTAACAAGATGGGGCTGCATTCGTTTCAGAGAAGCAAGCGAATATTCTGACCGTAATGGCCGATAATTCGGGAATGATTTTCGCCTCTGCGAATGCCCGGGGAGTAGCGGTACGGCCCCGGGTACCTATCCAGTATCCGCCAGTGGCGGTCTGTAACTCATCCACCCGCCCATTCATGGAGAGAGCGATGACAACCGTTGGCCTTGATGACCTCCACGTCTACACGCAGAACCGCGAGACAGGGAAATGGGAGAAAGCGATTCCTTCCCCATATCACCACAGCTTGTTCAAATGGCTCTGGCTGCGCCTTACTGGCTACCGTGATGCCTATGGACGCAAGGCCAGCCTTCTGAAGCCTTGGGATTGACCGCCGCATGACCGTTACCGAACAAGAGCGGGAGAGTAAGATGCAGTTTCCATTCTCTGACATGCTTCGCGAAATTAATGGCGTTATGTTCGAGCGCCCAAAAGACGTGACAATCAAGGTCGATTCACTCGACAAGTTCACAGCAGCGCTATCGGCTCATGTCGATCTCAAGACGCGCGAGCCGAAAGGTATTTCAGATGCTACGTTTTGCGGGGTCACGGTAACTGCGAATGATCTGGTCCCGCCTGGTATGGCCGTCATTATTCACGGCAATGAGATCGTGAACATCATCCGGTATGCGCAATGACACCCGACCAATGGGCAGCCATCTCCGATGATGAGTTTATCGAAAAAGCCCAGCGCCGCGTAACCCGCTTCTCGCCAGACAGATACATGTCGCAAAAACAGGCCGACGATAGAGCCGCAAGAGACATACAACGCTCGGCCATCGTATCAGCTTGGGTACGCGTCATCCACGGCGCAGACGCAAAGGAAGAACTCCTGTTCCTCCGCAAGCAATGCGACATGCTCGACAGCATCAGAGGCAACCCGCTGCCCGAGCGGGCATACGCAATCAACACCACATTCGTCGGCAAGGCTGAGGTCTATCAGGATCACTCGCCGCAGACGGTGGAATGAGCAGGAGTGGAGTAGGGTTTAGGTCTTAAGGACAGAACTGACCTGAACGATGAGGGCGAAAGCCGCAATAACTGCGGTAATCAGGACGGCGATTGCAGATAGCTTGGTCCAATATGCAGTGTCGATTGTTGCATCTGATGCTTTGATTTGAGCCTCTGCCGCTTCGATGATTGCTTCAGCTGTACGCTTAGAAAGCAAAAAGTCTCGGCGCTTCATCTCAACTTCACGCCAATAGGAGGCTTGTGACCCTGGCTCCTCACCAGCGCCAGAATAAACCTCCTCGTCAGTCTTTTTCGTCCAATTACCCGCCCAATCGTCAGCCATCTCAAATCCCCCAAGGTTAACCCATGCCAGTCCTGAAGAATGCACGGCACGAGCGTATGGCGCAAGGTCTCGCAAAGGGGCTGACGGGTGACGAGGCTTACAAACAGGCAGGGTTCAAGCCTGACAGGGGCAACGCGTCGCGCTTACAGCAGAATGACAACATCCGACAACGTGTTGCTGAGCTTTTGGAATGGGAGCAAACAGTAGAGCGGAAGGCCACAGAGAAGGCCATAGACAAGCTTGCCATCACGAAAGAGCGGGTACTGGCCGAGCTGGCCAAGATCGGCTTCGCGGACATCCGCAAGGCCATCAAATGGCAAGGCACTCTCGTAACCGAGGAAGATAACCCAGACGGCGGAGATGTGTTGGTCATCAAGAATGTGGTGACGAACAATGTTCAGCTCATATCGTCTGACGAAATAGACGATGACACTGCCGGCGCCATCGCTGAGATCAGCCAGAATGCGACGGGCGGGATCAAGATCAAGCTTCACGACAAGAAGGGCGCGCTGGTCGATATCGGCAAGCACCTGGGCATGTTCGTTGATAAGCATGAGCACTCAGGCCCAGACGGCGGGCCAATACAGACAGAGACGAGGACATGGCGAGAGGTTCTGCGGCAAGAGACGAAGGACTGATCGCCGCTGCCACTCTTACTAACCCGGCGCTATTCGACTTCTGGGAGCAGGTATTCTTCGGAGAGAACGACATTGCCGTTTTGCATGGCGGTCGTTCCAGCTCGAAGACCAGAGACACGGCTTGCCAATTGGTCCGGCTGGTTGAGCATGTGCGCGTCAAGATGCGTGTCATGTGCATCCGGCGTTTTCAGAACCGCATTCAAGAATCGGTCTATACCGAGCTGAAATGGGCTATCAGCCATCTGGGCTTGCAACATGCCTTTGACGTCCAGAAGACAACGATCATACACATCGCGTCTGGCGCGGAGTTCATATTCTACGGGATTGAGCGCAACCTTGAGGAAATCAAAGGAACCTCCGATATCGACATTCTCTGGGTGGAAGAGGCTGAAAAGCTCACCGCCGACCAGTGGGCCGTCATCGCCCCGACGATCCGCAAGGAAGACAGCCTCGCTATCCTGCTGTTTAACCCGAAGATGGTCACGGATTATGTCTGGAAGAACTTTGTCATCAACCCGCCGCCGCACTGTGTTGTGCACAAGATCGACTACACCGAGAACCCTTTCCTCTCGGAGAAGGCCAAGCGCGACATTGCAGCAATGCAGGATCGCGACCCGGAGCTGTTTGAACATATCTACGGCGGGGTTCCTCTCGGAGATAGCGAGCTTTCGATCTTCAAGCGGCGTTGGCTGGATGCCTGCGTGGATGCTCATGAGGTTCTGAAGCTGACGCTGACAGGCCGGAACGTGATCGGGTTTGACCCTGCCGACGACGGCGAGGACAAGTGCGCGACCGCTGACAAAATAGAGGGCGTGTTTACAGATGCCGAGGACTGGCCGTCTGGCAAGGATGAACTGGTTCAGAACGCAAAGAAGGTTTGGGCCAAAGCATCTCATAGCAATGCGCTTGTTTCATACGACACCATCGGGGTGGGCGCCTTCGTCGGCGGCTACATCGATGAGCAGAACGAAGCAGGCAGAGTTAGAGTGAAGCACTACGCCTTCCATGCTGGTGGCGGGGTACGGGACGGCGATAAGCCGAGCGACCCGCAGAACAGCAATAGCCCTTTGAACAAGGACGAATATCTGAACCTCAAAGCGCAGGCTTGGGCCAACACAGCCCGCCGCGCCATGTTGACATTCAATGCCGTCACACGAGGGCAGGCGATAAAGCCTGAGGATATCCTGTCGTTCTCGTCAGGTATGGGCAAGCAAAAGCTGGACTCGCTGTTCACGGAGCTTTGCGTGCCGTGGTGGGTATCGACCGAAGGAAAGAAGCGAGTGGTGCCAAAGCTGAAGCTCAAGAAGGACTTGGGCGTGAAGTCGCACAACTTGGCCGACGCCGTGATCGCGGCTGACAATATCAACATGACCAGCACTTACACCCTGTCAAACGTTGGATGACCGATGGCCTGCAGCTCATGTGAAAAGCGTCGGCAGATGCTTGCCGAGGCTCGGAAACAGGCTGGCCTGAAGGGTGTCGTCAAAGCACTGCCGAAAGTCATGCGGGACACAGTGAAGAATCCGCCAAACATCAGGAATAAGCGCAATGGGTGATGTGATCCAGTTACGGGCGAATGACAGCCTGCGGTCTGTCGTTGCCGGTCTTGGCGACCCTGCGCGTGATAAGATGGCGCTGACCACCTACGGCTTTCACATGCTGAACGAGGTGCAGATTGCCAACATCTACCGTTCGAACTGGATGGGGCGCAAGGCGGTCGATATCCCGGCGCTGGACGCTGTTCGCAAGGGCAGGGACTGGCAGGCCAAGCAAGACCAGATCGAGCTTATCGAGGCAGAGCAGAACCGGCTCGGCTTCTGGAAGAAGTTGCTGGAGGTGATGATCAAGGCCCGCCTATGGGGTGGCGCTGCGCTCTACATCGGCACGGGTGAAAACGACCTTATGTCGCCGCTTGACCCATCTCGGGTTCAGAAGGGCGGGATCAAATATCTGACCGTGTTGAGCCGCCGCGACTTGTCGGATGGCGAGATCGATCAGGACGTGATGTCTGAGTTCTATGGCAAGCCCGCCTATTATGAGGTGACCGGCAGCAGCGCACAGTCGTTCGTTCGGATACACCCATCTCGGTTCGCGATCTTCGTCGGGGCCAATCAGGGCGATTCTCTCCTGTCTGGCGGGATCAATCAGGGTTGGGGCGATAGCGTTTTGGAGGCCATGTATTCGGCCATGAAGAACGCCGACGCAACGGCCGCCAACATCGCGTCTCTGGTCTTTGAGGCCAATGTGGACGTGTTCCGCATACCTGAGTTCATGAATAGCCTGGCCGATCCCGCCTACTCTCAGCGTCTGATCGATCGGTTTATCCTTGCCGCCACAGCCAAGGGCATCAACCGCGCTCTCATCCTCGATAAGGAAGAGGAATACGAACGCAAGACGATATCCTTCGCGACATTGCCAGATGTGATGCAGTCGTTCCTTCAGCAGTTCTGTGGCGCGGCTGACATTCCTACGACCCGGTTCCTCGGCACGGCTCCGTCTGGGCTCGGATCGAACGGCGATCACAGCATGGCCAACTACCATGACCGCATCGCCTCAATGCAGACGCTGGAGATGACGCCGGCACTGTATCGGCTGGATGAGTGCCTGATCCGCTCTGCGCTCGGTACGCGCCCGCCTGAGGTCTTCTACACATGGTCGCCTCTGGAGCAAATGAGCGAGAAGGAACAGGCAGAGATCGGCAAGATGAATGCCGAGACTGCCGAAATCCTCACACGCACCGGTCTGTTCACCTCGCAAGAGCTGCGAACCGTCGTCGGCAATCAGTTGGTGGAGTCGAGCTACTATCCAGGGCTTGAT